TTATGCTCACATCAAGCACAATGCATATTTGTTGTGTATTCATCAAGAACCACGAGAACCTAACAAATTTTATCAAGAACGAGTTAAGGAAGGAATGTTTTACGATCAAGCCTTTCCTGACAGAGTGGATAATATCACTGATTCTGTATGTGTAGAAGTGGGCATGTTTATTCAAAATCTCACAACATATCTATTGGAATATGACATTGATGTGTCATACACTTCTTGCTTTTTTAGAGACATCCGTAAATGGAGAAAAGCAGGACTTGTTCATTCCAAGTATAGACCCTCTGTGCTGATGTCAATTGGTTACAAACAAGAGTACAGATATGAAATATTAAAGCGATGGAGCAGATATGAAGACGATAGAAAACCAGAGTATGATGAGATAATAAAATGGCAATGATCAACGAAAATATATTTAGAAACGTTTTAAAAACTATTAAAGAACATCCAGAAATGTCAAATGATATTCTTGATTCTTACAGTGATAATCAGTTTAAAGCAAAATTAAAACTATTAGAATTAGTTGATTACTATGTTGATACAGAATCTAATATAGCAATACTAGGATGTTGGTTTGGTAGTATATTGATTCCTTATCTTGCTCCCAAAGTAAATAAAATAACTGCTGTTGATCTGGATGATACCGTGATAAGAATTGGTAAAAATCATCTATTTCCTCACTGTAAAAATGTTTCATGGTCTACTGGTGATGTGTTCACAAAACAATTAGACTATTCAAAAATTAGTTGTGTGATCAATACTTCATGCGAACACATGAAATCTATGAAAGAATGGCCATACTGGAATAAAGGTTCCTATTTTGCTGTAACTTCTAATAACATGTTCGATATAGAAGGACACATAAATTGTGTCAACAACATTGAAGAATTTGTCCAACAAATGCATTCGAATTCTGAAATTATCGAACAAGAAATTATAGAAGATTCTAGAGGAAAAAGATTTATTTTAATAGGAAAAATTATTTAAAACGTCTTGTGTTATTCACATACACCTGTTTAAAAAATTTACTCTGCTGAGGCTCTAGTGGATCCAAACCAATATTAATCCCTTTTGATATCAAAGACTCACTGTACGTCTTCATTAATTGATCGATATCATTGTGTGTTTCATTTTCTTTCCATAATTCATTTAATGCTTTAAAATCTCTTGTGAGATAATAATTCCAATCAGTACACATGGTCAAATAACAACCTTGCCGTGCACCAAAGCAACTCCACCAACCATGTTCAACATCGGTGCCCACGTTCATCCAAATCAACAATCTGTGTAAATTTTTTGCCCATATATCTTTGTTCAAATCTTTAACCTTTGATCCTCTGTCTAGACTCATTTTTACACCTTCTCTAAATCCTGCTCGCCATGCCTGTGCAGGTGAACTGTTTATAATGCTGGTAGAATAATTTTCATTCAGTTGATAGTAGTTGTCAAAATAACAAAATTCTACCTGTGTGTCATCTGAACCATCTGTATTTTCATGTGTTTTCATGTTCTGCACAAAGTCTTTGGTCCACATTTTTAAACTGCCATTGCCATATTTTAATCCATTAACATTAATGTTTCCGCACCAACTAAACTGATAGTCGTCGTCCAAACCCATTGCAGTAGTGTCCAGTTCGACATTGAGAAACTCTGGATCCACTATGGTATCACCATCCACAGTGATAAAGTGTTTGGTGTCTGAAATCTCTGCACAGGCTTTGTGTGCCGCATCTGATCCATCCACTCCATGCACACGTTTGGCCCATGGTATCTTACGTTTTAAGTCAGCATAATTCTTTTCAGCATTCTGCTCATCATAACTGAGAAACACAATGTCTTGATCTGCTATTTTTATGATATTACGCGAAGTCATCTTTGTATTTGTTTCTTAACCAAGAATAATCATTAATCAATTTCATCTGGTCTGTGTTTTTATTTAATTCGCCAAACTGTCTGCCTGCCTTGGCTCCGGCAATGGTATATTCGCCATATGGTTTATCTGCTCCCACAGTGCACCATGTGTCCAATCTTTTTTCTGTTTCAGCGTCCTGTTGACGATCTATGACTTTTGATGCCAATTTAGCACATTCTCTAAAGCCGCTTTTCCATGAATGAAAATTGTTTATGTTGAATTCTGTAATGTTGCTGACTGCGGGCATCACTTTGAATTGATCACTTATGCTGGTACTCATGTCCACACTATCTGTATTCATCTGTCTTGTGAGCTGTGTAGGAAACAGTTTTACACCGCCATATCCGTATTCAAGATCGTTTATTGGATTTCTACTGTGCCATACATGCACAGTTTGTAAGTCATATTCGTCTGGTGCATGGTCAAAATTAAAGTCTTGTTCTATCACAGCATCTGCATCCACCACATACAGCATCTTGGTTAAACAGATCTCTGCGGCTTTTTTGTGTGCTCGATGAATACCTTGTACTCTGCTGATTCTGTGTGCATAAGGTGCCTTTTGTTTTAATAGAGCAAAATTTTTATCTGCGTTTGGCTCATTTACATCGATAAAAAATACATCAAACATAACAGTAATCAAAAACCTTTCTACAATACACAGAGCACTGCGACTTTTCTAGACCTATATCAAACTCCAGTTCCTTGTGTACCAGATCGTTCAATTCCACATCAAGCAATGCGTGTAAAATACTGTGATCATTTTTTTGACACACATAAAATTTGTGCGAATTAGATTGTTTGTGATCAAACGTTTCTTGAATTATACCTTTCATTTGCTGTGTGGCACTGATAAAGATTTTGTTTGCCTTATGTGTTAACACAATCTGACTATCTTGCAACACATCTGGTATTTTATAAAAATTTTTGTTTTCATTTTTATAGTTTTTTTCCTCACTTACTTCTGTGATGACTTGCACAGTGTTGACGTACTTGTATGCACCATTCTCGAACACCACTTTGTAAAACGCCATATTGTCCACACCGCTTTGTATGTTCAATGCCATCTGTTCAGGAATTTCAATTGAACTGTTTTCCTTGATCACACTCATGCTGTTGACCATTCCAGTGTTGGTATCAAAATGAAAATACCACTTATGATCTATTTTTTCTACGCCAAATTTGATGTCTTTTCTTTCCATAACCTGTTTACAATATTCTTAATATCTGTGTTTAAAAAACTGTCTTGAACATAGTGCAGTAATCCATTCTGTCTGACACTGTTGATTTTGATGTTACACATGTCATCATACGCAACTGGCATGTCCTTCATCCAGTCTTCGCTGACATTCCAATTTTGCAGTCTTGCTTTCATATGAGTAAAAGTCAGATTTTTATTTGCTATTGTGTTTTTAAATCCTAAAATTTTGCAGGTGATTGCTGTGGCAACATCTAAACTGCACCATTTTTGCACATGCTCTCTGCAGTATTTCAATGCAAAATCATCATAGTGTTGCATCACGTGTGTCAACAAGGCAAAAAATTTGTTATTGAATGATGTCTTTTTAAAATAAAACATACCACAATAGATGCTGGGCAACTGATTTTTTATGAAAGTTTTCCTATAAAAATTATTTGTCACTGTTTCACCTATAAAATTTTGTACACTGTTTGTAAAATAGAGATCAGTATGTTTTAAAATGTTCCACCAGTGATCTATATTACTGAGGCACAGCATATCACTGTCCAACACAATGGTTTCATCGTAAGGACTTGCTGTGTAAATTTTGTGTCTGTTTTGTATCTTCCATTCCTGTGTTTGAGCTTCATCAATGCCAGGTATGCTGTATATTCTATCAAAGCACTGTTTTTGTTGTTCTGTCATCACACAGTTTGTCATTATACTCACTTGGTTGATTGAATTGTGTATCTGAATTGATTTTGCCAATGCAATTGCTTGACTGAGATAGTCTTTTTGCTCGCTGGCTTGTACAAAGATAAAATATCCTTTAGTTGTTTTCATGTATAATCCTATCCAAATCAAACTTGTTCATTACATGCATGTTTGCATCTGCGATATTGCATCTGTAATATGTGTTGTCGTTTTTAGGCAATGCAAAATGCCAAGTGTTGTTGCTAAATTTTAAAACCTTATCCTTGTCAGTCACATAAAAAAGATTGATTGGCAGTTGTTTGTTGTTTGGTTTTATTTCAAAGTTGTTGAGCATATGGATTGCAATAGTAAATGCATAGTCGTTTCTGTACTTGGTTTCTACGATATCATAAGCAAATCTGTAAAATTGATAGTTTTGTTTCACGTGTTTTATCAAGTCAAAAAGATTCTTTGTGACTGGTGTTTTTTTAAAATAAAACACTGTGGCCCAATACATGCTGATAAAATTTGTCATGTATTTTATTTTTAAATCATTTCTATGATTTTTGTTGATGTATATTGATTCATTGTTGATTAAAAAATCTTCCTTGGAATCAAAGCATTTCAAAAGATTGCTGTTGCCCACAATTAAATCTGTATCCATCACAATGGTTTCTTTGAATGGAGTTAAATCATAACTGTGTACTCTGCTGTGATTGTCCCATATGACTTCTTCACTGGTGTCTTGATTAACAAAATTTCTTTTTTGAGTTGTGTTGCTGGGATCTACCTTGATAACATGGTCAAAGTATTCACTTGATATATGTTCTTCCGAAGTAATTAATGCTACTGGTAAATTTAAAAATTTTTTTATGTGCTTTGCACAGAATATGGCTTGTTGTATATAATTGATTGGTTTTGTTCCGTGAGCATGTAACACAACACCTTTATCATGCATCTAAATCTCCTCGTTGCTTGACCAATTTAGAATATTCTGTTTGATAAAGATTCAGTGCTTGTTGATACTGATCAGAAATATCTATTAAGAATTGTTCTGCATCTTCAACAACCACAGGCAATTTAAAATCATCCAGAATAGATATATTTTGAGTTCTGCCTAGGTCAACGTAACTTTGACAGGTTGTTATCAGTGTTATGTCAATAGTTATTTGATGACCGTCAACGTAAGTCATGCAGTTTTCTTCAAACTGTCTAGTCAATATTTCTTTCTGATTCTCGATCACAGACAGTCTGTCTGCGTAATCCATTATGTCTTTAATTTTAGATTCCATACTTTGCTTGTATTATAGCAAAATTTTTGGTATCAGTCAATGATTTAGAGTGTACTACCTGATGCTATGGCGAAAGTAGGCGTCGGACCGACCACTTCAGTTATGGATTTTTGGTACTGTACTGAACAAGTCAAACTACCATTCACATTCTCATCCACTGGAGGACCTGAACCTGTTTGATCACCTGCGTCTTGATCTCTCAATATCACACGCACATAAAGGTTAGATGTTGAAGTTTTTTGGACCACAATGTAGTAATCGTTTTCTGTGTACACACCAGTACCGCCATCCAATTGACTGTACACTGTGTAGTCTTGTCCCACATTGAAGTCATACCAACCTGTTGAAGTTACAGTTCCTTGTGTACCGCTTCTAGTAGTTGTGGTGTAATTGATAGTGATTGTGCCTGCTGGCCCAAGTATATTGTTTTTCCAATCTGCTGTTTTTGATCCTGATCCACCTGAAATTGATGTGGTAATTTTTAGTGTTCCGCCTGAATTAAAAAAGTATCTTGCGTCATTGGCTGTGGCAAAACTCATGTTGAATCTGTGTTCTATTGTGCCATTCCATGTGGATGTTCTTGTTTTAGAAACTGTAGAATTAAACTGTTGAATTTGTGAACCGGCAACATTTAATCTGTTTGTGGTTATGTTAGCCGCCAGTGCTTCATATTGATCCCAACCTTTAAAATCTGTTGCGTCGTTGTCATACACCAATTCACCTGCCGCCACTTCTTGAAGTTGTGCCGCTGTTGGATCTCCCCCATTTTGATGTTTGTATGACTTTCTAATGTCTTCGTATAAATTATTTAGATTGTCTGCTTCTACTCGATCACCAACACTAACTGATGTACTTGCAAGAGTTTCACCATAACCAGAATTACCAGTTCCTACGCCCAACACAGAATCCACTGTGCTTCGTAAATTGTTGTATCTTTCTGCTGTTATTATTGCCATGGTGTTTTATTAGTAATTATAATTTCAGCATGACCTCTACTGTCTTTGTTGAAACTTCTTGATTTGATTCTAATGCAAATCCTACCAAATAATTTTGGTTACCATCAATTGATGCTGTTCCTGAAACATTAGCATACAATTTAGCACCTTTTTTAACTGCACCAAGCACTTGGACTGGTACACGTCCTACCAAAGCAATTGCTTGTCCATCTGCATCTTTGTTCATTAAAAATGCTGGACTTTCTGAAATAACTCCTACAGGTTGACTGTTTTCATCACACGCTGTCATTTCTGCTGTGCCAGATTGTTGAATGGTCATCACTGTGCCCACTTCATATTCCTTGTCTGTTGAATATTTCTCTGCCAAATCAGCATAGTTGGCTTGCGAAGCAATACCGTTGAATACCACTGCAGAAATATTTCCTGAAGCATCACGCAAAGGTGTTGTGTTAGCCACTGCGGATTGACTGCCTGCATACACAGTTGCACCTGCTTTTATTCCTGTTGCCGAATCTGCATTACCTTTGAATGCTGAACTGTGCATTTCGTCCCAAGGATTTACTGATGTACCTACTGTTCTGATACCACTTGCACTTGGCTCAATGCCGTCTGTGGTTATTCTTAAAATTTCTGTTACTGGACCTGCGGCGTTTACTTTGAATACAATTTCGTCACCTACTTCATTGGCAATGTGTACTTCGTTATCATTTTGAATATCAAATCTTGCATCACCATCATCACCAACTAAAAATCCTTGGTCAGAAAATCTTGCAAGTCCTTGAAACACACTTTGTCCACCTGAAGTTAAAAATTCTGAAGGTAATTTTCCACCAAATCTCAATGTGTTTGATGCTGTTCCATGAAATTGATGATCTGTAGATGTAACACCATTTGTTGAATTTTGTGTGTTTTTAAGTGTTAAACCTTTTCTTATAACATCAAAGCCTGTGATTACGTTGGCAGGATCTGCTGTTGAAATTGTGAATTCATTTTGTGAAATTACATAAATCACTTCATCGTTTACAACTGCTTCAATAATCAATCTAGAAACATCTGTTGTGTCTGTGATTGTTCTACTTCTTAATTGAGTTACAGCGTCACCCACACCTTGTGGTCCAACCAATGTGAAAGATGTTCCGTTGTATGCATACAACTGTTCGTTTGATGTGTCCCACCAAAAGTCACCTGTGACCAATCCTGTTGGTGTTGTAGCAGAAACTTCTGCTCCACCTGTTGTTTTAAATTTTGTGCCGTCGTAAAATTTTAATTTATTTGTACCTGCATCAAACCACAACTGACCACTTACTGGTCTGGCTGGACTGTTTGAACTTGCAAATGATTCTAATAAGTGTAAAAAGTTTTCGTTTTGTATTTCACCATAACCAGCATAATTTTTACCTACAAAACGCAGACTGGTTGTTTGATCTATTGTGCCATCGTCTACTGTGGCTAACAGTGTTCCATCAAATTTGTTTATTACATATGCCATATTAGTATCTCTCCTTGTATTTATAACAAATTAATAAGGAGTTGTAGGGGTAATCACCCTGTCAAACACCCATACTCCGCCAACCACTCCAAATTGCAACAGTGTTCTACTTGGCGTAATTGAAATATTACCTGATAAATTGTTAAATCCTATTGATTCAATCACAGATTTGTTCGCACTTCCTAAAACAGGCACTCTTTCTATAGTTCCACTGCTAGGTGAATAGTTGTTAACTAGATTTCCTGCTGATGTGTCTAAATTGATGTCTAATTTTACAAATGCCGCATCGCCTATCACTTCAGCACTTTCAATTGTGTGTGTGCCATTCAATGCTGTGTTTGTTCCCAATCCATCGTTGATTGCGTCAACGTTAGCACCTGAAATTGTCACAGTTTCACCTGCTTCATAGCCATGTGCAGAAGCACAGGTTATTCGTGTCACTGTTAGTCCACCAATTTGATTACCCAACTCAATTGATGTGATTATCTTTGGATTGGATGTGATTGTTCTGTCAACAGCAATAGTAAATGTGTCAATTGCTGTGTCTAAATCTGCTCCTGAAATAGTTACTCCACCACCTGATCCATAATCCACTGCTAACACTCTTGCTAAAGCACCTTCGGCTCTGGCTGGTATTGAACTGCTGGATAATGAATCTGTAATACCAGGTCTGTTGCCTGGAGTCTCAAGTTCTCCTCCAACAGGATAACCTTGTGTAGGAAATAAGTCTTGTAATATGTCAGCAACACCTTGATAGTTACTGCCAAGGTCATTGTTGCTCAATGATGAAATATCTAATTGCACACCGATTATTGCTCTACCGTCCACATAACCTTTGGTAGCGGCATCTGTGTTGCCTGTTGGGTCACCTAGGCCGGTGATTCTTGCTGAACTTTGAATTTGTATAATATTATTGTTTGCTCCAATACTCAATGATCCTGAAGATGTACTAATCAATCTTGACGCACCGGTAACTACAACTTGTGGATCTCCTGGTACAGCAGGATTTCCTATTCTTAAATTAGATAAAATTCCAACAGTTTGTAAACTAGAATCTACAACACTAGTGCCTAATGTATCTCCACTCAACACATCATCAGCACCAACTTTGAATGCTTTACCAGTGGCAACACCAAAATTGATATTTGATTCCCATCTTTCTGTTGCAACATTGGCATCATAGGCATATCTTAAAGTCTTGTGATTGTTGGAAGTTGAAAATAAATCTATCCCGCCACCATCTATACCTGCATCATTTTCAACAGGTGCATCTAATTCATCAACACCCAATCCAATGTTTTTGTCTTTTACACGTAGATTTTCAACTTCAATCGAAGTTGTTTCGCCTTCAACAGTTAAGTTTCCTGAAATTCTTACACTACCATCAACATCAAGATTAGTTGTTGGGTTTTCTTTCCAAATTCCAAAATATTTTTCACTTGCATCAATATGAATTGCAGTATTAACTAAACCGCTTCTATCTATTTTGAATTTAATATCTGCATTTGTTATGTTGTTTCTTAAAACTAAAGCACCCGACTCAACTTTTAATGATCCGTCATTGTTTAATCCAACTGTGATTCCGTTATTGTTTTGTACAGTTAAAGATCCTTGCGTGATGTCGTCTACATCATCTCTTAAAAAACTGGTTGCTGGTACTGTTGTTTGATTTACTAATAATGCTTCTGCTTTAGTGGCTGTTCCTACATATTTAAAAGTGTCATCCACAGCATTAAATCCTTTTTGTAATGTTGCTGTTGGATTTGAATCTGTAACAAAGTCTGTTAATAATTCTCTGTTGCTCACTGCTGGTGTAAACACCACATTAGAATATGCACCTGCAACTGCGCCTTGCACATAAAACATAACCACTGTGCGTGTTTGATTCTGTGTGTCTAACACACTGATAACATCAAATCCTGATTTTAATTGAGTGCTAGAATAAACAGGGCCTGCCAGTATTGGGTTACCTGTGCCGTCAAAGAAATACAACTGCTGTCTTGCAGTATCAATCCAAAGGTCACCTGCAACTGCATTAGGTATGGTTGCGGACACTGTGGTTCCACCACTAGAAGTGAATTGGCTTCCGTTGTAAATCTTTAATTTATTTTCTGAAGTGTCATACCACAACTGTCCTCTGATAGGATTTAGTGGTGCTGATGAATTAGAAAAGTTTTCTAAAACTTTGATAAAGTTTTCATTTAAAAATTCGCCAAAGCCACTGTAATTTTTTCCAATCAGTGTAAGATCACTGCTGGTTGTATCTACTGTGCCGTCTACTAAATCAGTAAGAATACTTCCATCAGTTTTGTTTAATTTGTATGACATGTTATGCTGTTGCTCCTGCGTAAATTATGTAATTCAAAGTTAAAAATGGATCCATCACGTTGAATGTTTCTCCAGTTGCACCTGATATTCCACCTGATGATGACAAAGCCTGAGCAGTGTTAATGCCTGTTGGTCCGTTGTATTGAATTACTTCTGGATCTGTAGGTGCATCTGCAATATTTCTTGTAACATAAAATTGATCTTGATTGTCTGATCTTAGATTGTGTTCGTGATCTGGAAGTTGTTCTTTAGTAATATTTTTTGTTTCTGCTCCGCCAAATCCACCTAAACTGTCTGCCGCAACATCCACTGTGATGTCTGCACTTGTTCCGCCCATGTTGTCTTTTCCTAGCACTTGTCTTCCTCTTAAATCTGGTAATTTGAACACACTGGTTGTGGATGGTGTTCCATATTGCAAACCAATCACACTGTACAAAGTGGCATACGTTGATCTATTCACTTCTGAACCATCACACAACAACCATCCTGTTGGTGAATTTGCTCCTGCAAACGCCATCACACTACCAACTGGTGGTGTAGGCACAGTATCCACAATAGTTTTCACTGTGGTTCTAAATAATCCTGTTGAACCTTCTGTTCTATTGATCAACAACTCGTCTGTGTTTTGTGATGCATCGGTGCTTTGTTTGTTTGAAATGAAAGCATTTGAAATTGAAGTGTTAAAAGTTTTTAAAGTTCCACCGGTTGAGCCATCAAACGTAAAACTGTTTGCTGAAACATCACCATCCATTGCAAAAGTTGTAGCACTTGTAAATTTATTCGCCTGTGTGGCAACTCCATTTACAGAGCCACTTAGATTGCCGTTAAATGCACCGTAAAAAGTATTTGCATGAACATTTAAAAATTGTTTATCTGTGGTACCAATGCTGTATTGTAAACTACTATTAGGCAATATTGCATTTATGTTTAAATTTCCATTTGATTGTATGCTGTTTCCTACGTATAAATTTTTTGCTACACCTAAACCTCCAGCAGTGGTTAATCCTCCTGTGCCAACACTTGTAGAATCTTCTGTGCTGTCTGCAATTATTTTACCCGTTGCTTGAACATTTCCTGCCACTTCTAATTCTTGTCTAGGAGCAGTTGTGTTTATTCCAACTTTTTGTGTTGAATCAACACGCATCACAGTTCTACTGACTCCACCATCATTTACTTTAAAGTCTATGTTGGCTCCTGCTGTTTGATGACTTAATACTCCTGCTTGTCCTTCCACACTCAATTTAAGTGTGCCACTTAAACCAACTTCAATACCTGAATTATTTTTTATTCTTAATCCAAAATCTGATGAACTGGTTGTGTCTGATCTTAAAAAATTGTTTGACGGAACTGTTTGATTGCCTACCACAAGAGCATCGGCTTTTTCTGCTGTGCCGTACAATTTAGGAACACCGTCTCCTTCGACATCAGCAAGACTTAGATTGATGCCCGGTGTTAAACTGCTGTATCCAGCAATGTTTGATTTAGGAGTAAATGCTTCTGATGACAAAATTGCTACAACTTTGCCTGCCACTTGAATTTTTACTATTGAATGTTGTAGATCATCTGTACCTTCAATAGATTCAGGTTTTGTTCCGCTAGATAATCCAGTACTGAATTCAGGACCTACTAAAATCCATCCTGTGCCTGTAAACAAATAAAGTTGTTGATTACCTGTGTCTACCCAAAGATCTCCTGTGATACTTTCTGATGCTCCTGGTTGGTTTCCACCTTTTTTTAAACCGCCACTTGAAACCCAGTTGGTGCCATCATAAACTTTTAATTGGTTTATTCCTGGAGTTGTATCATACCATAATTGACCTTCGATTGGTCTTGAAGGTGCAGAGTTTCTAGCAAAATTTTCTAATAAATGTAAAAAGTTTTCACCAATTACTTGTCCATAGTTGTTGGAATTTTTTCCTGGAATACTTAATGACGTTTCTGTGTTTGCCACTCCATCATCTATAGTGATAGAACCTTTGTTTGTTTCGTCAGTAAATTTTATAGTGTATGGCATCTATACTATTCTCCTAGTAAACCAGATAAACTTTGTATTCTCACTGTGTAATCAATTTGAATCAGTCTGTTTAATGATTTTTGAACAGGGTGGAATATCACATGTGTTAATAAATTTCCTGTGCCTGAATCACTGTAACTCACTAAACCTAATTCGTCAAAAACATATGTACCTTCAGAATTTGTTGCATTGTCCACAGCATCTTGTCCGTTGGGCTCACCATAATCTAACAAACAAGTAACCAAGACATCTGTGTAATTTGTTCCGCTTAAATGTCTTGTTTCAATCTTATTTCTTTGTGGATCTAGATTTGACACTGATCTATCATCAACAATTTTTGTGTAAGTTTGATTGTAAAGACTGGCATTTGTGCCTGTGCTGTTTGGGGTCAAGTATGTGATAATACCTGTTGGATCTATTGACGTTCCACCGTTACCAAATGCCATAGAATTTATAAATCCTTTTCCTGCATTAGCAATTGATTCAGCCAATGCCACACTCATATTTTCATAGTGGATGGCGTTTCGTTTATTCACATAAACCTTGCCCGATTCAGGGTCATGTATCTTAATATGCCCTTGAATGCTAACTCCGTTTTTGTCTCTGATTTGTGTCATAATAATTGTTTTCTCCTTGTATTTATTGCGGCAGAGTCACTTCTTTTTCTCGTAAGAAATTTCCTATGCTATTATTAGATTGTGCCAGTGTTTTTGTGGTGTTTTGGTCAACAATTTCATTCCAAATCAGACCAACACGTCTAATAACTGTTATTTTTGTACCAACAGGCAGATTTTCAGTGTTAGTCACGGTGAATGTAGTTTCGTTGTCATTGATGTTTGTCACTGAATACTCTGCAGGCAGGGTGATATCCGCTTCTGGACTGTCTTGATCTTTGGTCACATCAAAGGACTGAATAGCATTTTTACGCATTCTTACTCCGCCAACAAACAGTTCAAATTCATTGACACTTTTAGCGGCCCAACCCAACTCAAATGTGCTGTTTGAACCATCAAAAATATATGTTTGAGTTATTGTTTGATCTTTGTATGGCAATGTCTGATTAGCACTCTGCTCAAAAACTTCTGTGGTGATTTCATAAGTTTCCTTGATACCAGTACCTTTAGTACCTCTTTTCAATTGACTCACTTTATTTCCTTCATCTATTCTGTAATATTCTATTCTTTCACCATCTATAAACAATACACCAGGAGTTAGTTGGCTGGTGCTAGGTGTTGGTAATCCATCTGTGGTATTCAATTCAATTGTTTTATCGTAATAGTTCAATGGCTGGGCAAGATAATATCTTCTATCATTACCTAACCTTCTGTAAGTGGTAAGGTTTGTCATATCTTTAAATTGTCTAAATCCAAATTTTGTAACAAATTTAGGTGAACTGAAATGAACAAGATCAATTTGATCGTTGTCTGCTATTGGCGTCCCAATTTTAATATACATTTGATCATTGGTCACTTTATAATCAACACTAGGTGTAAGTTTTAATCCATTAACAAAAACCCAAACGTATTGTGCATCACTGGCTGGTCTTCTCAATTTAATTCTACCGTTTCGCAATTGATTCAAGGTATAATAGTCTTCCGAATCAACTTGAATAGTTTGTCTAGCAACTACATCAAAATTAATTCTTTCAATTTTCTGTACATCATGATTACTAAATTGAGTTACATTAATTATGTGTCCTTGAGATGGTACTGAATCGAGTAATAAATTACCATCACTGTCAATTTGATAATCGCCATCGGACAACACAAACACTTTCAGTAAATCGCCTGCCACAGCAGTGCCAATTTGTAATGACACACTGGAGTTACCTGGGTTCCATCTATACTGATTGGATTGTAATTCTACATTATTAACATAAACTTTCACATCTTGAGCTCCTGCAGAACCAGGTATTTGTTGCCAATTTGGCAACTCATATTCAATTGCATTGGTTACTGTGAACTCATAACTAAATCCTGGATTTAAAACCAGACCATTCACTTCAACAATTGTGTTGTGTCCAAGTGGAGTTGCATTGAATGGTGTTTGAGTCAATGCATAAGAAGTTGAACTTCCATCTGCTACAAACTGATCATGCGACACTTCACTAAATGTTTTGCTGACACTTGCATACACCACAAATGATATAACATCACTGCTGGCTGGTGCAACATTGAATCTTATCACTATTCTTTTATCGTCACTATAATTTTCATCACTTTCAAAAGTGGTAAAGTCTGTGGTTCTAACACCATTAACAGTTGCATACACACTGAAGGAATCTGAATATGTTGCTCTTGTAAGGAAGTCAACTGTGCAACCATCACCCATTAGTGTGTCTATATCTAAAATAGATTCTCCATTGTTACTCATTGTGACATAATTCAATTTTGAATCTGTTGCTGGTGCAGTGTCAAATATTATTTTTTATTTTGGAAATCAACAGTGTATTCACTTCTGTCTATCATCACATTATTAATTGTGATAAACACAGCGTCAACACTTTGTGGGTAATCTTGGAAAGCATATTCCACAGTAGCGCCATCACCAACATGATTGTAACTGCTTATTTTTGATCCTGTTTCTCCGCCTCTATCAAAAACTTGAATGTCTAAAGTATCAAACACATGTCCTGGTACAAGTTCCTCAGCGCCTTTTGATGTTGTTGCGGTGATAAACCCATCACCGTCCACATTGATATCTTCTGCTTTGGTTCCTGTGGCTGTGGTGTAACTTAAATTTCCACCTTCCATCAAAGTATCATATGCTGTAGGATCTGCTAGGAAACTGCCATCACTGGTTGACTTTCTCACTTCAATTACATCATTGTCCACAACAGGCACTCCAAGTGAAACTAAATCAATTATCTGTGTGGTACCATCTCCTGTGATACTGGTCATAATTGCATTAGAATTTAGAATAGGTGTTGACCCATCTGATGGATAATTTGGATCGTCAATTCTTGTGCCATTTCTATAAACGTTATAAACAACACCATTTTCTAAAGGTCGTTGTAGTTGTAATGCAGTGGTACTTCCATCCACTGTAAAAGTTTCATCTTCGAAACTTTCATCATACACGTCCCATGCACCTGTCATGTAAGGTTTAGAATCATTGTCGTATCCTGAAGCATTAACAAAATCTAAACTTTGAATTTCTACTCCACCGTAGTCCACACCATCAACCAATTGAGATAACTGTTTGCCTGGCATACCTGATGTTGGTTCATAAAATAATTCAATTCTGTCAAATGCTTGAAGCATGTCTGGATCAATGTTATACTGTATTTCTATCGATAAGCCTACAGCAACAGGTTGCTCAAAAGTTATTCTGCCTTTGAATCTTGCATAACTTTTTGTTGTATCTTTAACATTTTTTATAGAAAATTGAGTATCAAGCACTTGTAAGCCATCGATCTTGATAACTGTGTTGCTATTGGTGATATTCATTGGCCATTTTAAATCATAGTTTATTTGTCCTGTACCACCTTCAAAAGTTTCAGTTTTTGTTAAAACATCTTTAGTAGAATTCTCTGTTGTGAACAGTCTGGCTATTCTATCAAATTTTGTAGTGATGTGTGTGGATTTAATTAAAGAATCTCCTAATACAGCATACAATCTTGCTGTGGTTCCGTCATCATTAAAATTTGGTATAGTCACTGTGGGTGCTGACAAATATCCACTTCCTTGTGTCAAAATATCTACACGTGTGATAACTCCACCTCTCACAATTGGCTTGGCTGTACAACCTGATCCACCACCACCTGTGATTGTTATTTGAGGATTTTGTCCATATCCTGTGCCACCGTCTGCCACTGTGATTGAAGTAACTTTAAAACCAACATTGTCTTTCCAATGCTTGTCTGGATACGTATCTGCTATTGTGCCAACAATTGCACTGTCTTTTACAACAGCACTGATTGGTTGTATTTGATTGGCCGAATTGTATCTTGGTGCTATATCAAAATCAGTTGTTTGAATATTGGCTGGATCAGTTTTGTCATAGGTACTAACATATTCACGCACTTTGGTTTTGTACGGTTTGACTTCATTGATGTAATCTTGATAATTTGCAAGATTATCGTTGTTGAATGTAACTTTTTGAGATAATTCACCAACGTTGTGTTTTGCTTTAACAAAACTTGTTTTGATTGCAAAATCATTTATTTTGTTTTCACTTAAACTGTATCTTAAACTGCTGAAGAACAATTTGTTGTACTCAACTTTTAAATCATCTATTAATAATTTGTCTCTAATTGCTTCTAGTATTATTCTTGTTTCCAATGTTGGAATAGCATCATAATACAAAGTATCATAGCCGGCACTTTCGTAACCCAATGTATTACTAAAATCATATAAGTTAGTTTTTAATTGTATTGTTCCATTTTGTTTTCCAATAGTTTTGTAGTTTTGAGTATAATCGTCAGTGTTGACATTTGCAATTTTTTCTAACAATAACCAACCACCCGATCCAACGTTTTGAATTTTTATTACTTCGCCGATTTGATCATCTAGTCCTTGTAATTCATAAGATTGAAGGACACTGTAATCTATTGCAGTAAATTGATTGTAACCGGTGTCATACCAATCTGCATAATCCCAATACAATTGGACATTGATACTTTGTGTTTTAGTTCTGTTCCATTCTTTGCCGTTAAACTCATATATAGCCCATTTGCCGCCCAAGTTTTTGTCACTGGATACCAACACAGCATAGTTTCTTATATTCACTGTTGTTGATTGCTGATAGCCCGATCCTTGTTTTTTAACTGTGGCTGAATCCACTTTTCCTTGACTGTCAATAGTGATTTCAATCACTGCTCCATTACCTTTGCCAATAATTTCTACTGCTGGCACTCTGGTGTATCCTGCACCTGGATTCGTCACTGTCACCGACATAATTTTTCCGTCTTCGACACTGATATTCAAAGATGCTGTTGATATGTTGGCAATTCCAACGAAATTTAGATCGTCCACACTGTCTACAGTTTTGTCAAACAGATTAGTATTAGTGCTAGGTGCATCTTCAATTTGTAAAAGCGATGAAATATCTCTTGTGTCTGCAATTAAATTTTGAACTAACACACTGTTAGTTCTTTCTACAAATTGTTTCAATGCTTCTATTCTATTTTTAAACCATGATTGTCTTGGACGCAACAGTGTACCGTATCTCAATTTTTCACTTAAATCTATATCTGGTACAAAATTTCCAAAAGCATCACTGCCCACAAGACTGTTAAACCAACTTGTTTCTATGTCTGCTGACGGCACGCTGTTTTCATCATTTTCAGTCATCAGTTGATATTCTGTGTGTACATTGATACTGGTGTTGTCAATGGTCCAGAATCTTACACTCAACACAGTGTCTTTGTTGTCTAGTAAATCTGCACAGTTTACCAATCCGAATTTGTTAGGTCCATAGAATTGAATGTACTTCATGCCTTGCTGTTGAGGATTCTCAATTAGTTTAGCAATAGTTTCGGCACTGATTTTTCTACCTTCTCTGTTTGGTACTTCTGATTTATTTTTTACCCAGTAATAATATAAAGGAAGTTTGCTTTGAGCAATACTGTCATATCTATTGTAAATTACATATGCATCATCGCCATATCTAGTTGTTCCTGATATTCCCAAAGATGCTCCATTTTCTCCCGAAGATAGTTCATCCCATTGACTTGGTTTGTATATACTTTCTACCCATTCATACACATCGATAGATGCTCCTGCAAATAATGAATTAGTATTATTGTTGTTGTAAATTAAATCATTTTGATATGGATATTTGTAACTTGCTTTAGATATGTCCCACCATATTTTTCCCACTTGATCAATATTCCAATGATTGGTTGTGTCTATATTTCCCAAAGTGCCTGTGTTGTACACAGCCGGATCAAATGGAGTTTTGTATGTGATTTCTTGTTCTGCTGGTCCAATTATTTTTCCTTGCAGTGCATCGACATAATCCAATGTGGTGTAGATTTCATTTGTTTTTTTATTATATAAAAATACTGATTTGATTTTATCTAAATTTACTGTATCATGTGGCTGTCTAATTTTTCTCCAAGAAGTTGTGTTGTCTCTTCTGTAGTCAAGGACTGTGCCCACACCTGTTCCTGTAAGTTGTAAATCAAGTAACGCCAATGTGATGTGATTTTTTCTAACCACAAAATTGTCTCCAAAAGAATCTATTGTACTGTCTGCATAATAACTAAATTTTTCTCCATACAACAATTTGCCATCTATGTTATTGAATACGTGTACAGTGCCCACTCCTTTACTGCTTGTCACTATCAAAGTGTCGCCATCGAAATCTAAGTTATCACCAAATCTTTCTGATTGTGCTGATTCAGGTGTTCGCAGTGTTTGTGTTAATTCAAACTCGCCATTGTTTTGTTTCCATATGTAAACCAAACCCGAATCTGTATTGTTGGTGTCATCACCCGGTGAACCTACAGCAATTAAATTACCATCATCACTGACAGACACAGATGTGCCATAAGATGTTTCATTATGTGGAGGAAATAATGTTTGTGTGTAAACGTAATGTCCTTGTTTCAGTCTGAACACGTGCAAGTCTGTTGAATTTCCACTGTACTCATCACTGGTAATAATCACTGCACCGTTTTTAGATACATCAAAAGTTTTTGCAAATTTTACAAGTCCATTAGTGGTTATTGATGAATCTCCTAATGGTTGTACCAACACACTGCTATCATGTAATATTTGTTCAGTGTTTGGGATAACATTTCTGTAGCCAACACTGGAATCAAGTTGTGTCCATGCTTGTGACGATAAATCACTGTTTGCGTCCACATTGGTTTGTGCTTGGTAGAAATATTCACCACTAAACACAATGTCATCAGAATAGTAAGGCACATTGTCATTGAATGGTCCTTTGTAATTTTCGTTTTTCGCTAATATCCATTGTGAATTTTGTAATTTGAAAATATGTACAGAACCCGGAAGCAATGCTTGATTATTTCCTTCTGCAGACACGTAGGCATACAATTGTCCAGATACTCTAGCAAATTTTATTCTACTGCCCAATCTTAAATTAGTTTCAGTTTCAGGCACAGTGAACACACCATTTAAAACAAATTGTGATCCAGGTGTACGACTGTATATAACAAGGGCACCTTCATTTGTTCCTCCTGTGGCTGAACCTTCTCCCAGTGGTATGTTGTAAACTTGTTGCCAATCTTTGTTAATTTTACTAGGAACATTTGCAATACGATTAGTTCCTTGTATTGTTATTTCATTCCATAACCAATACTCTTTTCCAACAGTTCCGTAAACATTTTCTGAATTATCTGTAGGTGTTAAAAAATTATCGTCTTCAAAAACGAAAAGAGAACCAGCAGATTGATTTTCAAATTCAGTTTTTAATATTGCTCCAATCTGTCTATTTGGGGTGCCCACTATTGTCAAATTTCCTGGTTCGGTAAATTGACTACCTAATCTAAATGTTCCTGTTTTGTTTTTAATAAACAATTCTACTTCATTAAAGCCAACTGTTCTAACATAAGCAACTTCCCCTGTGTTATTAGTGGTATTGTCTAAAACAATATCTCCCACTGTCGGAATATAGAAATTGCCATTAGGATCAGGTTGGGCTTGAACTAAAATTTTTCCATTCCATATGTCTTTAATTCTTTGTTTTTTATTCAAATCGTCGAAACTTAATCCTATTGTGGTTGGATCAAATCTATCGCCATCTTCATCTCTGATTGTGTTGAACCACATGCTTACTGTGTTGTTTTCTGTTTCTCCAACAACATCATCATATGCAACTTTATCAAACACAATAGAAGCAGTTGCTCTGGTATACCAAAGTTTGCTGGTTTTTAATCCTGGGGATTCTCCAGAACCAGACACCACAAACTCTTGATTGTATGTCATTATTCCTACTTCACTGGATTCAGTAGGGTGATCAGGTTGTGTGTTTGCTTTTGCATCCACAGTGTCTAAACTGTTAACAAAAGTTTTTACTGACCTTGATTCTTGATTTTTAATAATATCTTTGATCACTAGAGCTGGATTTACATCTGACAGCACATTGTTTTCAACATCTGAATCAGTTGGATAACTGCTTGGAGATGGTATTTGGTTAAACGGAGTTTCTATGTACCACCAACCTGCGTTGTATTCAACATCTTCATTAAATGGAGTTGTGTATGCTCCAACAGGCAACTCTACACCTGTGAATAAGTTATCTGCTTCAGCAAAAGCACCTGTGATTTGATTTACATATAATAAAGTACGTGTTCCTTCTCTTCTAATGTAAACAATACGTGCTTCACCTGAACCTGTGTACACAATGTCATTGACTTCAGGATCATTCACTGTTTCTTCAATCACAAACATTTTCTCAACTTTGTAAACAATCGTATGTTCGCCTGTTAAAAAAGAAGAATCAATGTTCTGTGCAGTGTACTCGCCACCAAATGGTTCTCTGCCATTTGGATATATTGTTGTGTATTTGTTCCATTTCAATTGTAATTTGTCACCTATTGCTGTGCCTGTGAATTGTTCTCTACTGGCTCTGATCAACATGTGTTGAGTTGGAACATTTGGAAATACATGATCACCAATCACAAGGTTTGTTGTGTTAAAGTATTGAAATAAATTTGGATTGTAAGTGGATTCAAAAGCAAAAACATGACTGTCAAAACTGTTGAAGTCTACACTGTCATCTCTGCTGTAAATTGTATTCAATGCCTTCCACAATTGTTCTTTGTACAACACAATTTGATTAACATCGTATGTCACTGTTGGATCGTATGTACCTACAAAATTAGTTCTAATATTAGAAGCATTAGGCACACCTACCATTAGATGTAAACCATCGTCACTCAATGCCAATGTTCTACCATATTCAACTCCAGTATCAAATGTTTGACTATCGGTGGCAAAAATATTTTCAACAGGAGAATCTATTATTTGTAATAAACTGTATTGTCCTGTTTCTGTGCCTTTTTGGTACACATAAATTTTTCCTTCAGATTCAGTGGGTGCAGAAATGGCAAGCAAAGTGTTGTTGCTGTTGGCACTTATTGATTTACCAAATTGTGTATCTGTATTCTTTGTGTTGCTTATTTCTTGATGTGATTTATAAACAGAATTATTTTTTACCACTGCCCAACGATTAGCATCTGACTCGTCGATCCAAAAAGTGTCATTCTCTTGCAACCCTCTATTGTTAACAATGTTATTGATTTGATCTGCTGATGCAAGTCTGGATTCTGCAAAAGTTAAAATTTGTGCGTCTTCATCATCAGGAACGTCCGGATTAAGTTCCACCAACAATGTGTTCACACTGTTGCTGATCACTTTGCAAATAAATTTTTGTTCTGCAAACACCAAAACAACAAATTCATCATTGGACACACTAATGCCTTGATCTAATGTTATTGTGATATTTGATTCATTCAGTGTAATTTGTGTACTGGTTGCTCCGCTGTTTACAATTTTATACACATTCCACAGTCTATTGTTGTAGCCTGACCAAATGTATTGATCTGCAAAAATATTGTTGGCTTCTAAATTTGCTAGGTCTTTGTATTCGAACACTGTGTGATCCACATCTTCTAGGTCCACATAGCCTGCACTCTGAAGCACAGAACTGTCTATAAACTTTGCTGGAAATGGATTACCATTGTATTCAGCACTTTTTAAGTATACATCATTTTGAGGAATAGTAATACGTAAATCTGTGTTGTTAACATTTGAAGTTTCACTCAATTCAATTGGTTGAGGGTTTAATCTAAAAGCAGATTCGTCTAAAGCAAATTCTACTTCTTGATATGCTTCACTGGCTCCGAATTGTCCTTTACGTATTGCCCATTCTTCATTGAATTCTACACTTTCTTTATCTGCACTGGTCAGTGCTTTAAACAGTTTATCTAAACTGTTGCGTGTTCCTTTTTCTCTAATATATCCTTGATAAAACTTGTATTGACTCACATCATCGTTTATGATATTGGTCAAATAATTTCTAGGTTGGTAACCCATTAAATGCTGTGACATTTTTTGCTGTTCAATGTCAAAATTATCTGTTTCTAAATCATAAAAGTCAGTGAACTGAAGTGCTTTGTAATCAAAATTCGGTATTAATTTTGATTCTGGTCTTTCATCTAATCTAACCCATTTTTTACTGTCAAAATCTGCACTGCCTTCAACTTTGTTTTTTGCAGAGTAATAATACTGTTTGTATTTGATTAATGCAGATGCAGTGTAATTTTTAAAAGGAGTCCAATCTTCAACTGTGGCTTTATCAAACACAAAACCTGGTACACTGCTACTTCCATTCCAATCTGCAGAAATGTATCCAAGCACTTTTAATCTTTCTTGTCTGTACCCTGCTTCGGGTTGATAAATCACATCATTGAACACTGTTGTATTGTTTAATATACACACATGCTCTTTTTGTACTACAGGAATACGTGCAAAATATATTCCATTTACAGTGTTTTTTGTGATCAATTCAAAATGATTATCTTGTCTAACAATTCTTAATTTTTCTTTCTCAATTTTTCTACCGTCTTCTTTTAAAATTTCATATTGACTTCTTAATTCAAACAAATTGTCTGCTGTTGAAAAACTACTGTCTAATACTAATTTAGTAGCGGACGGACTCAAACTAATTACTGAACCTGCTTGCCAGTTTTGTGTACTCCAAAATAAAAATTCTTGTAAACTTAATCTCCAATTGGCAACTTTTTCTAAACGTTCGTCAAATTGATCAAACTTAAAACCTAAACTTTTTAGATAAGCATCATAGCTCAATATAAAATCAGAAACATCTTGTACAGATTTATACACAGTGCCATAAGGAACTTGTTGTACAATATTACTAAAGTTTTTTCTAATTGCTACTGTTACGCCTCCTTCAAGTGGTAAAGTTGCTAATTTTGTAAACTTTGTAGAATCAAATGTTTGTGTTGAAGAATGTGTTTCTGACACAGCATAAAAACTACGATCATATTTTACATATGCAGATTTGACATAATATTTTTCGGCCTCCCATTCAACAAAATTTGCACTGACACCTCCCACTGTGGTGTTTGGATCTACAGATGTTTTGATTGATGGTAAAATTTTAAATGTTGGATTTAGTCTATCATACCCTCTTACAATGTAACCTGCACCTTGTTTTTCAATTATCAAACCACTGTAAGTGTAGTTGTCTATTGGTGCACTACTGTTAAAAGCAATTGTATAATCTTCTTCAGGTACAAAAACGTTTGTAGATTCAGTGGTTGTTTTGCTGTCTAATTTAATTTTAAATTTTTCTTTGGAAGTATATCCTCTTACTTTGAAACCCAATCTTGGTTCCAAAGAATTTACTAATTGTTTGTATTCTGTGTAATTTTGCAAATCCACAACATTTACATATTCTGCGATGTAGTTGGTCAATCCTGCTGTAGACACTTTGTCTGTATCATTCACTGTGTTAGGAAAAATTAAATTTTTTGTGCTTATTCGATTGTTAGTGTCACTGTAAACCAACTGACCTGCACTATTTTTCTTTATTCTAGATCTATCAAACGCAACTCCCATAAACTTGGCTGGTTTATTCAACAAAAATCCTGTCATTAAAGCAAAAGGATAATTTGAACTTCTACGCCATGCAGTTTCGACTGGTGCTTCATCTCCAAACACAAAACTATTTTTAGTGGGTTCTAGCACATATTGTTTTGCAAAATTACTATCTAATGGACTTAATAAATTTCCCGAACTATCAACAGGTATATGTCCTGTTAGACCAGGTCTTTTAAATTTTTTAACAAACACTGCACTTTTATTTGGCTCCCTAACAACTCCATCTTGTAGGTCTTGCCATAGCACAAGATTATCACTGGTGTAAGGCGCTGGACCGTACACACTTTCCCACCAAGTGGGCTGTTCTGTAAATCCTAACATTTCCCAAGGTGTTATGTGCGGTCTATCAGTGTCATATGCCATTTTGTAAACTGAACGCCAGAATCCTGGCAATACATCACCTGTTGGAGACAACATACTTGAATAATTGAATGTAAAACTGTCTGTATCTGAATGCACATCATTTTCAGTGTAATCAATATTACCCACTAACCTTAGCCAATCAACAAAGTCTGACAAAAGCACATTGTCTAACGATTGCTTGTCGATTCCTGTGGGTCTGTAAAATCCTGGAACATAATCTTTTATGTCAAATATAGATTGATCATATTTCACTTTTATGTTGTTGTATATTCTTTTTTCCAACTCTAACAATAAATCATCTCTGTAATCGTCATACGCCAACACAATTGAACCATCATGTCCTTGAATAACTTTTTGAGTTTCATTATAAGTGGAATCTTGCAATATTTTTGGTTCAAATTTTGGATATAATCCTAATGTGGTTGGTGTTTCTGGAACATACGTTGCATCCGTTGTTTCATATTCATAAACTGAGATTACATCATCTAATTCAATTGTTGCTGTTACTGTAACAAAACCTGTGTTGTCAAAATTATAATCTTTGCCATGCAACAATATGCTGTTGTTAAGATAAACTAAAACTGATCTAGATGACAGAGTTGTTAAGTCAAAGTTTTGATTGAGCTGATAGTATGGATTTGCCGCGTTTATAACTGTGTGTTCTGTTAAAATATAAGCACCGTGGGCAAACATGTCTGAAAAATAAAAAGCATTTGAACGTGTACTGTCTTTGTTGATTTCAAAAATTATTTTGTTAAAAACATCTTGCGTGTCTCCATCAATTCCTATTGTTTCAGCAGTTTGTAAAAACTTACGTTTAAATTTTCCATATTCATTTTGAGCATTTTTTATTGCTTCAATCACTTGACTAGATTTATTGTTAAGATAAAACAATGGTAATGCAATACTACCTGAGTGCTGAACAAATTTTGTTGCATATCTACTCTGTTCTCCAAGGTCTCTTAAGTTTCCAACTCCTGGATATGTGCCTTGCCATTCTGGATGATTTTCTGTGATAGTTTTGATATGATCCCCAACTTCTCCTAAACTGAAACTGGTGACGTTTTGATTCATCGGATTTGATTCTAAATTGCTTGGTATTTCATAATATCCTTGACTGTTTTTTTTGGCTGAACTGGTAGTTTTAAGAACTAGATTTTGATCTACATTTAAATCAGTATTAAATCTAACTGCTTTGGATCCACTAACATCAATCAAAGTGTAATCAGTGTTAAGTCTTTTGCGTTTGTTGTCTACAATAACTGTGACATCAAGATCAGACAGTTCAACACTGCTGTCGTACATATCAATTAAAAAATTATTTGTTTGTGACGCTGTTGCAACATATTGTCTTATAACTTTTTGTACAGAATCTGTTTTACCTTTTGTCCAACCGTTCACAACTGAAAAATTACTTTGATCTGAATATTGTCGTAAAAACCCTTTATCGCTGGTGATTGAATTTGTACTTGTGGTTTGGTAAGTGTAAGTTTCTTGTAAAAGATCAAAATCAAACACAATGTCTCCAACGTTTTCAACATTCTGATAAGACAATGGGAATCCTAATTCTTTATCATTTACCCCTTCTCCCCTTTGGTACGAAAATATTTTGTTGCCTAAAAAGTTTGATGATGGATACACATTAGTATCGGAAAAACTGTTGCCTGAATCATCAAACAATTCAAATAATGGTGACTGGTTAACAGATATTTTCTTTTGTCCTTCTATCCAAGATGTTCCGTTGTAATAAAAACTGTTTCCTGCATTCTTTGTTCCTTGAGTAACAAACAAAACATCATTGTTTGTTGGATCACCATCCAATTCTTTGATTAAAGAAATTTGTTTTGTTGTTTCATTACCGTCATAAAAATCTATAAATTTCACCTTGTATATTTTATTGTTGGCATCATCGCTAGTGTCTGCTGTGAACAAAACTCTCATTCCGTCAATAAGTTCTACACCATCTACAAAATGTCCTGTTGATCCTTCTATTAAACTGAATATATCTGTGGTTGTATTATCAATCAGATTGATATTGTCTTTGGACTTTGTTCCAAACTTAAATAATTTTAAACCGGCATTAAATTCAATTATGGGTCTTCTTGCTCTTGCATTTTGATCAACAGTGGACTCAAATCCATTAATTTTTGCACTGTTTTCGACCACTTCTTTGTGTACCCATCTATTGTATCTGCTCCATGGATTTCTGTCTGTTGATGATCTTGATATCACAACATAATCTTTTGTTACTGCAAAACTGGTTGCTGTTCCAAATCCCACTCGATCAAAATTTTGACTGTCGAATGGTACTGCGTATTCTGTGGTGTAGTCAGCAGTAATTTCTACTTCTGATGCTTTGATCAATTTGATTGCACTGCCTACGCCATCAACATAATATTCATCATCTTTGTAAGAGGCCGGAGTTACTTCTCCTCTAAAATTGATTTTCATTCCATTTGATAAACTATAACCATTGGCAAGCACATATTCTTTTTTGCCTATTATGTCTTTTGCAACATCTATCTCGCTGTTTTCATCAATATTATAAATTCTAAATTCTCCATATGTATTGATGTCATTGGTTGATTGATAGTACAACACATCGGGTGCTGTGTCTGGCACTGTGAACGTTATCACACCGTTTTCTATTTTTTGTTGGTCAACACCTTCGTTGTATAGATACTCGTCACCTTCATTAACTGAACTTCTAATTGTAAATGGCATTCCTTCTACATCAAGATTAAATTTGTAAGTTTGTCCTCTGAATAATTTTAATGCTGGATTTTGTGTGATTCCGTCTGGACTGAAAACATATGAATAATTAATCTGTGTTGTGTCTAATACAACTGTGTACGTTGAAACAATATCTCTTTGTTGTCCTGTTACTGTAACTGTCAATGGTCCATACGGTAACCAATAATATTCTCTAAAATTATAAAATTTGTCCCAGTCTATTTGAGGGTTCCAAGCATAATACTCTTGTCCATTTAACTTGCTGTGGTCTGCTGTGTTTCCACCATATGCTTTGATTGAATTAATGTAGTCAATATAATCTTTATAAAATACAGTGTTACCAAGACTGTCTTTGGCAGTTATAGCCGGTTCTAATTTATAATTCTGTCTATCATTTGAAACTTCTTGCAAATAAGGATCTGATGAGTTAAATGCTTTGGCATTTTGTCTACCGTAGTATGCACTTATTTTTTCAGTCTGTCCTTCAGATATAAGTTGGTCAACTGTGCTGTGTAGAAATTTTGTGTTTACAGGCGTTCTATAATACTTGGGTAAGAAATCTGCAGACTCTTTCTTGTTGTTGCCGATGGGTGAATTTTCTTTTTGATCTTTATTATATGCCATTTTTAGTAACTAGAGCCTCCAGAAGATCCAGAACCTCCGTTACTTGATGATGAACTGCTATTCACTATGGTTTGATCCGAGGTGTAAGATGTGACCACATTACCTGATGCTTTTAATTTGTTCGCCGTTACTGCATCTATCACTTGAACATCGTTTACTGTTGCTCCGCTGATGAATATTTCATTGCTTTCAGATTTTATTTCGTAAAGACTGCCAAAACCTTGATTGCCTGCATTTGGTACAATTACAAATGTACTTAAATCAGGAGCCAGTCTGTTCATCACATACGCACTCAATTCTGAAAAGTAAAATGTATCACCAAATTCCCAATTTTCTAAAGCAAAAAATTGATTAATTGCTGAAATAATTCTCACTTTTAAATCGCTGTCGTTGGTTACTTGTTCTTTATTCTTAACAATTTTAAAAGTTGCTTGTAGTGTGCTGTCTGCTTTACTGCCAAACAATACTTTGTATGACACAGGATGATAAACTAATTCATCAGAAATACTTTTTATTTTGTTTAACTCTGAGCCATAACTTTGAAATAAACTGTCAGCACTTGGTGTTTTAGGTTTTGATGAATTGACGCCGTCTAGCCACAATCTAAAATCTCTATCAAAAGTTCTTGTCAACAAATAAATGTCAATTATGTTGCTGGTGCTAGGATCTATTCTAGAATCACTATCTGCTGAATGCACGTAATGAAACTTCAAACTGCCTCTACCTGTTAAGGCAAAGTAGTTGTTATTGTCAACTAATAGATTATTTTCTTTGTCTATGCTTTTAAAAGAATTAGAGTCCACCAAGTATAAAATTGTATTATCATTGTATGAACTGAAAGGTAAAACACTGTTTTTGTTTTGCACTGTGATAATTCCTTCTGATTCAGCATCGACATAATTAATTTCGTTGGTTCCATCATTAAAGTCTTTAATTTTTTGAAAAATAAATTTTGAAGTATCTACTATCAGTTCAAAACTTTCTGGATTGTCAATAAATCCATCTTGGTCACCGTCAAACAATGCAATTTCTAATTTTTTAGAATTAACATATCCGCTTGATTCTCTGTATTCTTTGATCCCTTCAAAACTCACATCATCATTTAAAGGATTATTTGTGTTAGGTTTGGTGTTGATGCTTAACACACTTATTCTGTCTTTTGTGGTTTTACCTGTGATTGGATTGTAATTTTGATTGCTTGAATCGTAAAAGAATCTAATTTCTTTATCTGATTCGAACACATATCTCATGCCTCTGTTTTCAATTGTGTAAGATTCACCGTTGTTTGTGAACAACAATAACCAACTGCTGTCCAGTCTTTGATTGCTGTCATCACCGCTTTTTCCAATATTAAAGTCTCCATACACATCAAGATTGGTTTCTTTTATTAATTTCCAACTTCTCGTGTCCACATCAAATCTTAATCCAAAAGTGTTGTAAGCAAAAATTTGATCTATGATATCATTCTTTAAACCCTCTGACAAAAATTTTGTAAATTTGGATTTAATTTTTGTTAATATTGCATTGGTAGGAATCACATCGCTGAACACAATAGGTCCAGAACCATCTGGTTGTGCTGTTTTACCATCACCAATCACACTAACAACTGACGTCCACTTGTATGTTGAACTACCTGGATGATCTGCATCACCCAGCATTAATGTTCCGTCTTTCATAAAATGATAGCCTGCAGGCGCTTCAAATTTACACAAAGCACCAGTTTCAATATATTTCAATTGACTGACTGTGGTTGGCCCTGCTGAATATTTTAAACCATCAGGATCCTGTAATATTCCAGTACTGATATTGTTGCCTTTTGTTGATTGAACAAAAGTGGCTTCTAGATCATTTACTAGAATGTTGGGGAAATTATTGATGTAGTAATTGAATAATCTGTTCTCACTTAAGATAGGTTCTATATTATTAATAATCACCCCTTCAATGTCTGTTCTTGTTGAGAAATTAAATGTTTGAAGATCATTAATATTTTCTCTGTAAATGGCTCCATCGTTCCCGTACACATTCACATCACTGCTAACTCCTGTGGCATCTACAAAATCAAAATATTTAGAAATCCCTGTACTCACTCTGTTGACACTTTTTACTTTAACTATTTCTCTATTTTTTCCTAATGGTGCGACATTGTAATCTTCACCAGTGATCATTCTGTTTTGAGTGTAAAACTGTGTGGGTGCATTTACTTTAATATTGTTGTTGGTTTCAGATGTTGTACTGTTGTCCACAGTGTATTGTAGACTACAAACCAAACTGAGTGTTTCTGCTTTGCCTGATCCACTTAGGTATGGAATATCAATTTGTATGTTTGACATTTCTGTTGGATCTATTGTGAATTCTAAATTATCCGATGTTCTGTAGTATACTCTAAAATTTCCTTGTGGTAGATTACCAAACACACCATCTGAAAACTGTAAAGACACACGATCTTCGACTCTAGTTAAAACACTGTATACAGATTTAATATTTTTATTAAGTGAGTTGTAAATTATGTTGTTACCAACCAAAGAATCTAGTTTAGTCCATAAAGTATTTTCATTACCGTTTTCGTCTAAATTGTACAACCAAACATCTGTGTTGTTCACATTTTTTGCATTTATTGCCACTGACTGATTAGGAGTTGGAAGATTAATATCAAATTCTCCTTGATCTAAAAATCCTTGTCTGAAATGTACAAAAAAACCTGTGTTGGCACTTGAAGCACCTTGCCCGTCATCTCTGTGTAACAAAGAAAATTTTCTACCTGGTAAAGGATTTTGTTCATTGATTGCACCATCTCTCACTGCGGCACTGACAATTTCAAAATCAAAATTTCTTCCGTCCACAGATTTGCTAAAAGCATACACAGGAACTTCAGTGTTGTTTGACTCGACTTGATATTGTTTGGTCAAAATACTGTTCACTGTGTCTGATGCTACAGGTTTTCCAAATTTTCCATTTACTGGAAAAGCCGCATTCATCACTTTGATAAACTGCTCATACCAATCTGTATTTGTTGTATCGCTCCAACTTATTTCTGCATCTGCAAGATTTACATTGTTACTGTCAACAACTGTTTCAGTAGTAGATACTGCCACTACTTTCAATAAGCCGTTTGCACATTGATTACGTGTTGCATTGTAACTGAGTAAACGTGCTAATCTTAAAACAGACTCACGTCTTTCTGCTAGTTCTAAAAAATTTTCTCTTGCGTTAAGATCAATTCTGTACGATAAATTTTGTCCTAAGAAAGCAATTAAATCTATCAGTGCCAAATACTCTGATGATTCAATATAGTCGTTAAAATCTTCAGGATAGTTTTCACGCAAATAGGTAATCATTACCCTTTTAAGATTGTCAAAATCGTAACTTTGGAATTCAGCATTACGGAAACTTTGATAGATACGTTTCCAATCTTCTGCCAGTACTAATCTATTTTGTCTATCTGTGGTTGACATAATTTTTTATTTGTATTTATTGGCTATTGTTAAATACCCACTTAATTCAGTAACCCAGCATCTTCATCAAATTTCAATCTTAAATTCTCTGAAATGTTGTAGGTCAAATAGGTCAACTGGCACTCAACTTGAATTCCGCTAAGGTATTGGCTAACAGTTACAGCATCTACTTGCACTCTGGGGTCATAGTTAATAATCTCGGTAACATTTTCAGCAACAAATTCCCTATTTGCTGTGGTCAATGGTTCATGCACCATATCCCATATGATGGTGCCGAAATCGGGATCTTCTAGTTTTTCACCTTTACGTATATGAAATAAATTGATAATGTCCTGTTTGATCAAAGCAATATCAAACAGTTTAAAATTTGTATTATCAGGATTAACTGTGCTGATTCCTTTGTAAACTCTTTGTTTGGGCTGTACTGTGGATCGCTGATTGGCTTGCACAGTGACTTGCTTGTATAATTTTTTTTCTTCTGTGGACATACCTATATTTAACCTTTAAAAATCACCAACCACTCTACCTTCTGGATCCACATACACATTGAGATAAAACGGATCTCTAGTATTGGTAGCACTGCTGGAAGGTATTTGTTCTATTGTTGTTCTGTCTGTTTTTGTTGTGGACACATTGTTAGGATTTAAATTTTCATGATGTCCCCAAGGTTCATGTTGAGGCACACGTTTCATTATGTTTCCATCACTTTCGCCAGGATTTGTATGTGTACTCAATGGAGTTGGTGGCGTTTCCACAGCAATGCCATTGTTTAAATTTATCACTCCTCCTGTGTCTAGATTTATATTTCCTGTGGCGTAATGATTTGTTGTGGCCACTGACATGGTTTGAGTATTATTAACTGTGATTGTTTGATTGGTTCCAACTGTGACTGTGTGACTGCCCAGTGTTTCTTCAGTGAGACTGGTTTTTGCTTTTAAATTGATACTTCTGCCTGCTTCTAGATTTATATCTCGATCTGCTTTAAAATTGAAATCTGTTTGTGTGTGCAAACTGATACTGTCTTGTGCAAATATATCAATCTTTCCGTTTGCAGTCATTTCTATCCATGTTGTTCCTTTGGCATTACCGATGTAAATTAAATCTTCTGAATTGTGCATCAATATTTGATGTCCTGTTCTTGTACGCAACCTAATCAACTCATTGAAAGGAATATTTGTTTTTCCACCTTCTTGTTTTTGCTCTTTATCAATATACTCGTATTCTGTATCTTTGGCTTCACCTTTTCTAATAAACTTATCGTCACCGTCATCCATCACAAAAGATGATCCACCCTTACGTTGAAAATGTTTTGCTTTGGTCGGTTTGAACACTCCATCAAAATCTTTATCAACAGGTCCAGGTGTTGTGATTCCAAACACAGATGATGGTGCTTCACGTCTTGCACTTGACGTTGTTAACCCTCTTGTTTCGTCTTCTAGTAATCCTTGATTTTTTAAAATATTTTTGAACGAGTTTTGAACAGGTTTAAGATAATGATTGGCTTCTTTTTTAGGACTGTTTGAATTGTATGACTTGTTGTATTCTACTACAGGCAACTTTTTATTCATTTCTCCTGCTTCTGTAGAATTATGTAAAACTGTGGATGGTCTACCGTCAGGTAATTGTATATTCATTCCTTCTTGCTGAATGCAACCAAACCAATAAGCCTTTTCGATATTGCCTTCAACAAAAATAACCATCACTCTATTACCAACATCTGGTGGTACAAACCACATACCATAACTGCTTTGACTGTATCTGTAATCTTTGTCATTTTTAACTGCATCCACTGGTGTTACACCATAAAAAGGATTTAGATACTTTGCTCTAATAATTTGTCCTGTTGTAGAAGTTTGTCCGCTTTCTACAGTTTTCAAAAGTTCAACTTTTAAAGCACCTTGAAACTTTGGATCCATTACTGCTCTCACTATGGCTTCATAAGGTCCTGGATTTCTTCTTGGATCTATCTGTTGTGTGGTTCTACTAATTGTTGGCATAATTTTTACGTTTGATACGGATTCAATCCGTCGTCTCCTCTTGTAGCAATGTCTGATACTTCTTGTGATATTTCATCCATCACATCATTTTTGCCAACTGCCATTACAGATTTAGTGTTCACTCCTGGAGCATCTGTGTTTCCTGTTTTCACACGGATCATTTCTATTTCTTGTATAAATTTATTCCCTGCATAAGAACTTCTACCTTTAATTGGATAATAAAACCCACTGAATTCTCCCAGTGTTTGAAGTTCAG